AAGTAGATGCTTTTCTGTTGTCAAAACATTTATCCATTCCGAATTGTGTAAACTAGTATTTATTTCTAAAAATTTTTCCAGCATTTGAAATTTATTTGCGTTACCTTTGCCAGTTGCTAACTTTTTTACTTGTGTTGGTGCTATAATTAAGGGGTTAACTTTCTGATTTGAAAGGTATAATTTAAAAATGCCAGTTGCTTCACCGATATCAAATATTCTACCCTTTGCGCCCATAGAATATCCTTCAAGCATTATAACATATTTTTTGTGAATGTCAAGTTTATTTTTTATTACTTCACTTAATTTCATAGCATTCTCTGAAAAACGAACCGAATTGTTTGTTGATTCAGATGATTCCGAAAACGTTATGTTATCGGGAAAAGCAATCTTTTTTAAACTTGGTTTTGAGTGTAGAAAATAGAATTCACAGTTTTCAAATAAATGTTTTTCTTTTGTATTCCAAAAGCAAATACAAGGACTGCTAATGGAAAAATCAATACCTATGTGTAACATAATGCTCCTAAACAATAATCTTTGTGATTACTTATTTAGGAGCAATGAAATCAACTATCTTTAGTTTTCTTGTTGTCTACAAAGTCTTGAAATTGTTTTGCAACTGAAAGAATCTGGTCAACACCTGGATAGGATTTGCAATATTTTTCAAGATTCTCGGTTGTTTGTTGAAACATTTTCATTCCTTGTTCTTCATTCTTCTTCATCACTTCTTCAGCTAAATGAAATTGTCTTTCAATAGCACTTTGTTGCATATTGTACATTGACTCAACATACTCTTTTGCGGTATTCAAAAGTTCTTGTCTGATTTGAAATGGATTTTTTGCATCTGTCATATTAACCTGTGTGTGTTGTGTGTTAAAATTATAATTAGTAGCTAACGCCAATTTTTTTATGAGAATGTTCTTCTTCCCAAGCACGTTGTCTTCTCTCTAAATCTTCATGACTAGTTGCCATAGCAAAATAATTTTCCATCCTTTGCTGCTCAGTGAGAAAGAAACTTTTGAAAAAACTTTTTAAAAATTGTAATCTACTTTTGCGATGTTCGCTTTTGCGATTTTCTAGGAAGTTATTGTAAGCGTATTCAAAATCTCTTTTGTATTCGGATTTAAAATAGCTTTTTAATTCTTGGTCGGTTTCCCATTGTAGCATATTGGTGTACATCTTATCTCCTGTGTGTGTATGTGATGTATTGAATGGTGCTTCCGAAGAAGCACCGCTGTATATATAAAATATATTAGGCGATAAGTTTCTTCACATTGTCAATGACTCTTGAAACAACATCAGAACTCTCTCCTAATTCAATTTTTACCGGCTTATCTTCTTCCGGTATTTCATGCTCAAGTGCAACGTATAGCATTCCATCTTTCATATCCGCTGCAAGAACTTTCATGTTCTCACCTAATGCAAAAGACTTTTTAAAAGAACGATTAGCGATACCACGATATACAAAACCATCATCATTCTTTTCTTCTTTCTTGCCTTCTACAATCAGATAATTCTTTTCTCTGGTTATATTTACCTCATCACGATTGAAGCCAGCAACGGCCATTTCAATAAGATATGAATTATCTCTTTTGCGAATATTATGTGGGGGAAAACTGGTAGTTGTTGATGTGGAGAAAGCTTGATCATCAAAGATTTGTTCCATACGGTCAAACAAATCTACAGTATGACGAAAAACTCGGTCCAGGTCATTGGTTGAATAGCGAGTTAAAAACATAATGCCTCCTTAAAAAGCGAGATTATATTGCGCAGCTTGCGCCTTAATATAACGCAATCCCCAAATGGGCGATTGCTTTTTAAACCAATTCTCTAGTGAATTGGCTGAGAAGGCTCTTCTGCCTTCTCTAAACTATTTAGATAGTTTTTATTTAATTTTTCTTTAATTAATTTTATACTAACAAGAGTAATGCCAAATGCCATTCCTCCAAAATAAAAAATTATAAAATACTCATTCATAAGATACCATAATTTTTAATAAATGTCAAGAGTTATTTTTTATAAATCGGCCAATGTTCAAATATAATAAATTCTTCTGGATCACTTCTACCTTTATCATAATCTGCATTATGATTGTGTTTGGGTTTTGGTATAAATCCACTTTCAATATTCGTAGGCAACTCTCTTAATTCTTTTCTATATTTTTTTAAATCCTCACTTACAACAACAGCATCTTCTACACATTTTAAAACTTCAATATCAGATTTATATAATCTGATGTCTCTACTCGCACGTAAAAACATCATTGGGTCATCTTGTAAATGTGGCGGAGTTTCTACTTCATGTTCTATCACATCTGAAGAATGCATTGTAGTATCTTGAATTGCTACTTCATTTACTAAAGGTTTTATAGGTTCTTCGTATATCCAAGAAGTACCATTTTCATCTAATTTAGCAGGCATACAATCTGCTAATTTATCAATGTTCGGTTCTTCAATGTCTATAGCGTCAGCGGGAATAACATATCTTTTATTGTCTTTAGGGTCTTTAAAACAGTTAATTGTTTCTACATAATAACCATCTTTATTTACAATACAAAATTTTTTTGATTCTTCATTCATAATTTACACCTATTTAAATTATTAATATTTAATATACAATTTCAATGCTATATTATTCGGTCTAGTATCTCCATCACCATAATCATTTACTTGAAGAAAACTATGAGAGTGGTCTCCGGCTTCTCTAGTCGGGCTGCCTCCAGAATAAGCAGTGGTAAAGTTTCCTGTTGAACCTTGGTCCGTTTCTTTTATTGTTTGATTAAACATTTCATATATTCTTGTATAATAATGAAATGATGCTCTCTTTTGTCTTACATTTTGATAAGTAGGTACAGGTACATTAACACATTGCCTCCCCACGAAAGGTACATTAACACATACTTGACTATTAACATAATAAAGTATCGTTCTCTCCTGTTGACCAGTATAGTAAGCATAATAATAAGTATAAGATTGAGTTTCATTTTTTTGATTCGGGTACACTTTATTATATCCAATATAAGATGTGTATGAATTATAATTTGTATCTCTATTAGGACCCCCATTCAATACAGGACCTTTATCAATATTTCCATCAGTGCGAGAATCATATTGATAGGTTTCTATATTTGCATGAACGTGTTTAATATATGCAGAATACCTATTATTATATGAATTGTATCTTTTTAATTGTTGATTTCCTCTGTATTCGCCCGATGCTTCTGCAGCAAAACTACCGTTTGGACTGAAACTCCCAACGTAACCCCCCGGCCATTGCTGTACAGAACCTGAACCTATATCAGAACGCCATAATTCCTCTGAAGAACTATAAAAACTAAGGTTTTCTCCTTGTGAAAATAACCTTGATGGTACATAGGTCCAATTATTACTGTAATATAAATAGCTTTCATTTTTTGGAGTTAAGTCGTCACTTACATCAGTTTTAAATTGATATGTATTGCGAGAACTATTACCTAAATCGTGGTCTAAATCTCCATCAGTTGACCCAAACTTGTTAGTAGAATTTATTCTATCTCCATCAAAACGAACTAAATTTTTTCCTTCATGATGATGTTGTTTAACATTAGATACTTCTTCATTAAATATTTGTAAAGCTGGAATATTTAAATTTTGTCTTGTTAATTTTGTTGAGTCTATATTATCTGGTGAATATCTGTTTGAACCAGGACCTGTGTTATCTGGATTATAACATCTTACAAAATATCCCCTCACCTCAGGAATTGAAAATTCTAAACCTGTTGGGAGATTTTCTCCTGCTTCTCCAGATGCTTTAACATTATTTTTTATAAGAGAAACACCCCAAGATGATAATATTTCATAAAGTTTTGTGTACTTAGTTGATAATCTTGTTGCGGGGTCTGTACCTATAAATGCCATTTTGCGTTGACCATTACATTCTAACCAACCATCAGGATCTACTAATTCACCTGTTTTTCTTTCTGTATATGCAAAATATTGTAAAGTACCAGCAGGAATAATAGGCAATCCAGAATCAGAAATACCATCTTGTATTCGCATATCACTAAACATTCTTGGCTTTGCATAACTGTATCTGTCTTCAAATACAGCAAATTGTCCTTTAGAGGGTTCAAAAAGTTCTCTTTCTGGCTTATAATTATTTAATATAAGTGTTTTGTGATCTATTAGTGAAGTTGCCATCGCTTTTAGTCTTTGTATATCCAATTTGGATGTATCTAAAAGCTGTCGTTTTCTGTCAACTGCAGTTGACCTATTAGAAAAGTAATCAGGGGGTATGGGTATTCTACTCATTTCTTAATATTTTATAAGTGTTGGAAATGTAATATTTATAGGTCTTACTTCATTATTATTTGTATCTGTAACGGATGAGGGAAGTACCGAAATATCATGGTTGTGTACATTAGTATTAGCAGTTTCTGATACTCTACCACCTAATATAATATTAGAACTCACTGATTGAGGTACTGGATTATTAAATCCATCATATCCTGAATTATGAAATGAACGTGACCGAAAAACTGTAGTTGACTGCCGTAAAGTTCCCGAATTATCCCAACCTGTGTAATAATGAGAATGTCCTCCATTATCTTCCAGTTCTATAAAATGTGAATGTTTTACCACACTATCACCTTGATATCCTGAAATTCCCGAAACACTGGGGTCACTAGTACATCTTAAAAAATATCCACGATAATCTGGTATTTGAAATTGGTCTGTTGTTAAATTTTGATCATTATTATAAGTATCACCAATTGCTGAATATAATGCATTATATACAGATTTTTCAAGAATTGTTCCATCACAAAATAACCAACCATCGGGTATTTCAAAATAAGGATAAGTCACTAATTTTTTAGTTAACATATGACAAACAGTTCCAGGTGGGGGAACTGAAAGACCTCCTCCTGTTGAACCATCATGAACCCGAAAATCTGCTATTATTTCAGCATTGTCATCTACTGTGATTACCATTGAACCAGCAACAGATATTCTCTTTTTTGTGTCATCATTAGAACGTGAGAATCTAAAAGCACCTGAAGTTACTTTTTGGATCGTTAAAACTGATTCTCTATATTGTGCCGATACTGCCATATTTCTTTACTTTATTTTTAGTATTTTATACAAACCATAACTTGATAAGTTTTTGGTCTTGTTTCATTTGCCGATTGATTACCTTCAAAATCAACTGTTTTATGCTCTGTATCAGAATAAGAAGTTCCATATCCTAACCACCCAAAGTGTCTATGATAACCTGCCGGATCTGTTAGCATAGTTCTTGCCCCAAATGTTGCCCAATGTTGTTTTCCTGAAGCTGGATCAACGTTACCTGCTGTGTTTATACCAAGCTGAGTTCCGCCTGTGGCATCTAAACAACCTTCATACTCATGAACATGATTTCCCGATACACTCACTGTATTTGCTGTATGTGAATGTATGCTGAATCTACTATCTTGTTTAGAACCCCATGTTCTTATTCCATCTTCTGTATCTAATTCTTCACCAAATTCATCATATGTTACATTTGTTTCATAATCTGGTAAAGGATGTAGATTGCTTCCTGTATTATATTTTATTCCCGGATTATGATTTCTTATATAGAAACCTCGTAAATCAGGTATTTTAAACACCAACTCTCCCACATCACTTTGTGAAAATCCATATGAACTATAATTACTATTAGTTAATACAACGCAATTATCTTCACCTCCCCAATATTGTCCTCCAACTACAACACCATTAACAATTTGTGAGCCTCCTGCGTAATCTGAATTTCTCATTTTTTCATACAATTCAAAATATAATTTAGCCATTACCCAAGCACCGTTACAGAATAAATAACCATCTGGCTGAGATGTTCCAGCATAATAAATTAATGAACCCACATTATGTAGAGGTAATGTTTTATAAACCTGTCTATTATAATTTTGTTGTGGGTCTGCGGTATTTGCATAACTTATTGTGTACTGTTCGTTTGTAATTATTCTTACGTCTCCTCCTATTGCACCAGCATCATTTACAGACAACATGATTTCACCACGATTACCATCATAATCAATTGATTCTAATTTTGTCTGTTTTGTTGTTAACAACGTAGTTGGTTTCTGGATTTCTTGTCTTCTAGCCATTTATAAATCCTTTAATTTTGACATATAAATATATTCATCTTCTTATTATTTATTTGATTTTTGAATAACTTTATTATATAAACAGGTCTTATGATTTTAATTGAAATTAATGAAATATTATTTAATTTTGCAAATGCACATGTTATACAATTTGTTAAAGATAAGTTAATGGTTTATTTTGATAAAGATAACATATTGCAATTAGAAAATCATGAAGATTTTGATATTTCAAATTTTGAAGATTTTTTTGTTAAATTGAATGTTTCAGACACTGAGACTATTTATATTAACAAATTTACTTTTATGTATTTGAAAAATAAAAAAGAAATTTTAAATTTTAAATTTGTAGAAAATTTTGAATTTGAAATAGACACTAGTTATGAATACGTAATTGAACGATTTCAAATATAATAATTTTCCCATTTATCAATATTTTTAAGAGCAAGGGGATGTACAATTTTTCTTAAAGTTTGTATATCATTGCTCTTTAAAGCTTCTTCTGCCTTACTTGCAGAAATATCTTCTCTTTTTCCTGCATCATATACATCTAAAATAGCATCACTGTTTCTGCTTTGCAATTGTTTTTTATAATCATTTTTTCTATCTGGTCCTGAAACATAAGCAACAATAGGATTTCTAGTTTTTCTTTCCAGAGAAACTATATTTCCTGTAGTTGAAATAAAAAATTCAATATCTTTTCCTTTAAAGATTTCTTTAAGAATTTTTTTATTTTCTTCAGAAAGTAAAATATCTCTACTTCCCGTTACTAACATAACAGAAACTCCTTTATATTTTTTCAATGCATATTCAATCATATTTACATGTTCTTTTGTAATGATTCTAAATTTACCCACAACACCTGCCCATCCATGTAACATTTTTTCATATTTTGTTTTTACCGTTAAATGTAAATCTTCTTTTATTTGATGGTCATTTTTCTTTGTGTGTAAATCTTTTGGAAGTTTTCTTTTATGTACTGCTTGTGATATTTGTATCATTACATCATGGTGAGAGCCTGAAGTATCAACTATCTTTAAAATATCATCTGCAATAGTTCTTAATTCGCTATAGTATGCATTTTGTTCATCTTTGTCCATATTGTAGCGTTGCTTAATCAATTGTCTGGCTTCTTTATCATGTTGATCTGACTGTAACATCTTATACATTTTGTTAGTAGACTTATTTCTCATCACAATACCTTCAATTCTTCCACCATATGCACTAGGTATTGTTAAAAATAAATCTTTAATTACCTCATAAGCATGTTTCCAATTTTCTCTTTGATATGCTTCTACTATTTCTTTTTTATGTTTATTGATTGCTTTTATTAAATTTGGATTTATTGCTCCACGTTTAAAATCATCAAATGTTTGCAAGTTTCCATCAAACATTTTAGAAGGTAAATCTAATTTTAATATATCTGCATAGTGTTGATTTAATTTTTGATTTAATTTAGTTTCTTTTGTGTATAATCTAAAATCATTTTTAGTATCTATCTTTGCATTGTGTGCATAACCTATTAAAATCATTCCATGATTATGCTCATAGTCTCTAGTGAGAGTAGGCTTCTTCATTAGAAATTCAATAAAAAATTCTGTGTTTGTTGGGATTTCTTTTGCGGCTTTATGAACTTTCTTTAGATGGTCAAATACTAATTTATATTGAGATACACCAATACCATGCTCTTTTGCTTTTTTAGGAGTAACAGATTTAAATTCTCCAGCATGTAGTATATTATTCTTGTATGCAACAATCCAATTATTTGTGAAGTCTTTAGCATCATAAGGCTTATCATTTCTGAATATAGTTAACTTAACTCCATCCATTTTTTCTTCAATGGTATATTCACTTTGAAACATTTCATGTTCTTTATTTGCAAATACTTTATCTGCATTTGGAATAGAAATGTCCAACATTTCTCCAGACTTTGCTTCAACTATATAATCTCTTCTTACGAAGAATGATTTAAAAGACATCATGCTTCAACCTTTACTGTTTTATAATT